ATTTCAGTTTTAGATTTCAGTGCTAATAAATTACACACACTCGAATAAAACGAAAACATTACTGTTGTTATTTATATTTATTTTTTTATATACTAAATACAAGATGGTTTCACTCCAGGACTTACCTAAAAAGATTCAATACATTATTATAGATTCTGAATATGTAAAGGGAACAAATAATACGTTTAGTGTAGATCTCACACTTGAATCAAATTTACACGTAGAAGAAATGTCACAAGTGTGTGGCGTAAAACCGGTAGACTTTTACATAACACAAATAGGTGAAAATGATCTGACCGGTAATACAAATGTTGCAAAATATGTAGATATTATATGTTCTGATATACCTAAACGTGGTCAAATCTTAGATGAACGTAACGGTCAAATTCTTGCACGCGTACCTTTAGAACGAAGTTTTACAGGAAGTAATGATTTTGTTATGCGTGATAAACAATGGAAAGCGTTTCAGAGACAAACGAATTTGTTTAATCCTATATCTATACAAAAATTACATTTTAACATATACGAATCACAAGGTGATCAAGACTATGCATTACTCCAACCAGATGCGTCGTGGTATATGGTACTTGAAATAACAACTATAGATGTTAAGGAAAAACCAGTAAACAAAGAAGTTCAAATTCTAGAGGCACTACACAAACTTATCGGTAAGATAGATGATCTTAACGTAAACGTTAAGAAACTTCCCGATAAGGAGGATATCGAAAAAATGGAAATAGAAAAAAAGAAAAAGTACCCTTTACGTTACTTGATACTGTTCATAACTATGGTAATAGGTGGGTTTGTATTTGTAAAAAATAAATTTACTCCTTCGATTCCACAACCTTCTTTTTAACAACACGTTTAACAACTTTCTTCTTTGGTGTTTCTGGTGCTGGCGCTGGAGCTGGTGGCGCTGGAGCTGGTGGCGCTGGAGCTGGTGGAGCTGGAGCTGGAGCTGGAGCTGGAGCTGGAGCTGGAGCTGGAGCTGGAGCTGGAGCTGGAGCTGGTGGCGCTGGAGCTGGTGGCGCTGGAGCTGGTGGCGCTGGAGCTGGAGCTGGAGCTGGAGCTGGAGCTGGTGGTTCGATTACATCGACAATTTGTTTAAGAATACCATAAATAGTTTCTTTATTGATTTTTGGTCTTTGAAGTGCATCTTCCATTTGTTTTCGGATAGAGTCCATCGTGTAATATATATAAAAGAAATATTATCTTTATACTAAATGTTATTCATTGGTCCAACTCCCCTGAGTGGTATAGGTCAACACTGTAAAAAATATATGAACCTTTTCCCACGAAGTAAATATATAGAAATTCAAAACGAAATACCAGAATGTGAAAGAGCGTTTATATTTGCTTTACCCGTACAGCATTGGTTAGATAAGATACCTGAAATAAAAAGGAAGATCAAACATGTCACGTGTATGACAGTTTGTGAAACCGAAACAGTACACGAAGATTATGGTAAACTTTTTGACTTATTTGATAGAATTGCCGTACCGAGTGAATTTTGTAGAAAAGTATTTAAGCGACAGTTTCCTGATACCAATTTTTATGTTATACACGCACATATACCCGATAAAAGACCGTATACGTTTTACCATATAGGTAATGTTCACGATCCACGAAAAAACTTTAATAAAATCCTAGAAACGTTCGTACGTATGAATAAACCAGATGCACGTTTATTGGTAAAAGCAACGTGTAATCAACCCGTCGAAGCGCGAATACCTAACGTTACGTTTATAAACGGGCTTATATCAGACGAAGAAATGGAAAAGATACACGAAATGGGAGACTGTTATGTAAGTTTTTCGTCTTCAGAAGGTGTTGGTATGGGTGCAGTCGAAGCAGCTTTACGAAACAAACCTGTTATTATAACTGATTATGGTGGTGCACCTGAATATATCAAGACACTGTATACTATAAAATGTGGTTTACAGGAAATACCGAAAGACGATTTTTTGTTCAAAGCGGGTATGAAATGGGGTAAACCCGATGAAAAACAATTACGAGAGTTTATGGAAGATGCATATACCAAGAAAGTAAGGTATATGGAACATCCGAGGACTCACATGTTGACGTGTAAAGAAAATGTATTACAAGAATTCATCACCAATGTAATTAGTAAGGAAAGTGATAACACCGGACAAGATGGCACCGGACATGAGTGAGCCTCTCTGGGCAATGAGCATAGCGACGATATCATCGATAAATTTAATATTGGTTGGTTTCTTAAGAAGTTCTGGTACGATTTTTGAAATTGCAAGATAAAGTGTCATGGCTATTATGACAGGTCTAAGTGTTTCTTGATCTAACATTTTTTATAATAAGGAAATATTTATTTTTGGTCTAGTTCCTAACACTTGATCGTCTATTCTATGTTTTTTGCAGTAATCCCCGCAAACAGCTTTGAATGTACATTTTTTCCCTGATAATGTAAATGCTTTACATATATTACGGGATTCAGAAGTGTCCTGTTTAGGTACAGAATCTAAAACCTGTATCGGTCTTGTTTTTTTACATTCAAGTTTCCTTTTTCTCATTTTATCGAGAATTATCGCCATTTCCTCTGGTGTTTTTTTACTTGTTTTTAAAGTTTTAGATACACGTAAACAGTCATCGTAACTTTGAATATTCGATTGATGTCTTTTAGTGAGTACATTTTTAGTATCACTAAAATTCGTTTGAATCACGGTCGGTAGAAAGTATTGCGACATCTTAATTTATAGTAAAATTAAAATAACTTAGGTTAATAAATAATGTGGTTCTTTGTAAAACTCAGAAGAACGTATAGTTTCACTCTTGGTGAATAAACTTTTAACTGAATTGTTCAAGTGTTATTATATTCAGTACAGCATATACCGAATAATAAAGTATATACATATCTATCATTACATATAGAGACAGGATCAGGCCTATACATAAATAAATTGTATGAAAATATACATATTTCATATTCTTTTGTAAAATGCCGTATACTACTGTACCCGAAAACACAAGATTTATAATATTTATCAAATTAAAAAGTATAAAAGTAAATAGACAATTTGTAAAAAATATAAAAAGGTGTGCGATTTTATTGAATAGTATATCCAATCTTTCAGGTTCGGGCTCGGGCTCGGGCTCGGGCTCGGGCTCGGGCTCGGGCTCGGGCTCAGGTTCTTCCTGAACCGGTGGTTGTATTTCTAAATTTATACCTATGGCTGGAACACCATTTGGTTGTTGTACCTGATTATAATACATAAAAAATAAAGACTACTACGTTTTATGTATCTTAAATGGACAAAAGAGTGTTATTTATGTGAATGTCCTTTAGAACCGTGTGTACACACAAATAACACAAATGAACGTGTACTCATTAGAGAATATAGAAAACTACGTCCAATTTTTATGATTAATAACAACATGTATTTAAATTTTTTTGGTATGAATATAAAGCGCGTTTGTTATGCGTGTTATATAACGTCTTATAAAGTCAATGTTGCCACATTGCGCGATCGAGAGTGTGGTCGTATAAAAAACATTTATCCTAAACCCAAGTCAAAAACAAAAGACGAATTAATATATTGGTTTGAAGGATTAAAAAGATACTTAAGTAAGAACCTCGAAGTATAAAAAAGTATGAGTGAAAGTATACAAAAACTCACGCACGTGGAACATATATTGAAACGCCCAGATTCATATGTTGGTCCAGTTTCACGTGTTGGAGAACCGTATTGGATTTATGAAAATGGTAATTTTGAAAAGAAAACGGTTGTGTATTCACCCGCACTTTTAAAAATCTTTGATGAAATTTTAGTCAATGCAATTGACCGCAATTCATTGTACCCAAAAAATGTAACATCGTTATGTGTTTCTATAGATAAGACGAGTGGTGAAATATCCATAGAAAATAACGGTCCGTTGGGAGGGATCGAGGTGAAAATGCACGAAAATGAAGGTCTATGGAATCCCGAATTAACGTTTGGTCATTTACTCACGAGTACAAATTATGACGATACACAAAAACGTGTCGTGGGTGGTCGAAATGGGTACGGTGCAAAACTTACAAACGTATACTCGACAAAGTTTTCGATAAAAATAAAAGATGGAGAAAATAAGTGTGTATACACACAAGAATGGTCGGATAATATGAAAAAATGCGAACCACCGAAACTAAAAAAGTATTCGGGAACTACATCAAGTGTTTGTGTATCATTTATTCCAGATTGGAAACGGTTTGGTATGTCAAAAATGGATGATTCTATATATAAAATTTTTGAAAAACGTGTATATGACGCAAACATTTGCACGTCGCAAAACTGTAAAGTGAAGTTTCAAGATGAAGCATTACAGAAATGTACATTCAATACGTACGCAAAAATGTATACAAAATCTGATGAAATGTGTACGTTTACGAATGATAGGTGGTCAGTGTGTATTGCACCTTCAGATGATGGTTTCGAACACGTATCATTTGTGAATGGTATATGTACTACAAAAGGTGGTTCACACGTTGACCACGTTTCCGGAATACTCGCAAGTGGTATAATTGATGATATGGCAAAGAAGATAAAACTCAGACCCCAACAGGTTAAGAACGCATTTTTTGTTTTTGTAAAAGCAACACTTGTCAATCCGAGTTTTAGTAGTCAGGTTAAATCGGAGTGTACACTCAAGCCACAAGATTTCGGGAGTAAATTTGAACCACCGAAAACGTTTATCAAAAATATTCTAAAAACCAGTATTCAATCGGAATTATTGGCTTTATCAAAGTTTCGTGAAATGAAAGAATTGAAAAAAACGGATGGGTCTCGTAAATCAAAAATAACGGGTATCCCAAAACTCGATGATGCGAATAAAGCCGGTACTACACACTCTGGTAAGTGTACTCTTATTGTTACTGAAGGTGATTCTGCAAAAACACTTGCAATTGCTGGTCTTTCGGTTGTTGGACGCGATCATTACGGTGTTTTCCCACTTCGGGGTAAATGTAAGAACGTACGTGATGCGAGTGTAAAACAACTTACCGAAAACAAGGAGTTTAATGATCTTAAAAAGATTTTGGGTCTTCAACAAGGAAAGGTATATACATCACTCTCCGAACTCAGATACGGACGACTTATGATCATGACAGATGCAGATAACGATGGAAGTCATATCAAGGGGCTTATTCTTAACATGATTCATTATTTCTGGCCGAGTTTACTTAAACTCAAGTTTGTTGTAAGTATGGTCACTCCTATCATAAAAGCGAGTAAGGGTTCGGAAATTAAATCGTTTTATACAGACTCGACGTTTAGACAATGGTATGGTAATGGTAAAGCTGGATGGAAAATTAAATATTATAAGGGTCTCGGTACATCCACGTCTGCAGAGGCACGTGAATATTTCAAGAAGATTAAAGACCTTACCGTTCAATTTGATACGGATGATTCAATGGACGAGTCTATAATTCTTGCATTTGATAAGACGAAATCAGATTTACGTAAAACGTGGTTACTTGAAAGTACAGAAAAGAAGGCGTCTGAACTCGAAGTACCGTATGGAAACGTTGAGCGTCTCGGTATTTCCGACTTTATTCATAAAGATCTCGTAAATTTTAGTCTTGCTGATTTGAAAAGGTCTATTGCACACGTTTCAGATGGTTTAAAACCGTCTCAACGGAAAGTGTTATACGCGTGTTTCACAAAGAATCTTACGTCCGAAATGAAGGTTGCGCAATTAGCCGCGTACGTTTCTGAAAAAACGTCGTATCACCACGGTGAAGTGTCTTTGGCAGATACTATTGTAAAATTAGCACATAATTTTACGGGGTCAAATAACATTAATTTACTCGAACCATGTGGTCAATTCGGTACACGTCTCATGGGTGGTAAAGACGCGAGTCAAACCAGGTATATATTCACAAAATTGACTAAAAATGCGAGAATACTCTTTGATCCTAAAGATGATCCAGTTCTAAACTATCTCGACGACGACGGTAAACAGATCGAACCCGACTATTATGTTCCTATTTTACCAACTGTTTTAGTAAATGGAACCGAGGGTATAGGTACGGGATTTAGTTCGTATATACCACCATTTAACCCGTCCGATATTAAACATAATATTGAACGTGTAATTAATGGTGAAAATATAATACCAATGAAACCATGGTTCGATAAATTCACAGGTCGCGTGTTTAGTAATGAAGATGGGTTGTGGATAACAGAGGGTGTGTGGAAATCTTCGGGTAAAAATGTAATAGTAACCGAACTTCCACCGGGACGTTGGACACAAGACTATAAAGAGTATCTCGATACCCTTATCGAAAAGAAAAAGATTACGAATTACGTGAATAACAGTACGACGGATGATGTTAATTTTAGTATTGAAGGATACACGGGTAACGATATTATAAAAGATTTCAAACTCCAAAAAACATTTCATGTCTCAAATATGCACTTATTTCACCCAGTAAAGGGTATTCATAAATACGAAAGTCCAGAAGACATTCTAAGGGACTTTGTAGAAATACGAACAACGACGTATAAAAAACGAAAAACATATATTATAAATGTTTTGAAAGAAAAAACGAAAAAGTTGGAAAATATGTCAAAATTTGTTGATATGGTTATAAGTAATAAACTCACTGTTTTCAAAAGAAAACGTTCTGATCTCGAAGATGAAATGAAGAGTGTATTCGATAAAATTGATAATTCATATGATTATCTTCTAAATATCAAAACGTATCAGTATACACACGAAGCTGTGCAAAGTCTCAGGGAAGAAACTGTGAAAACCAAAAACGAACTCGAAATTTTACAAAATACAAATCACATTGATATGTGGAAAAGTGATTTAAAAATATATAAACATTAAGTAGTAGTATGTGTGATACTTCCGGGCCAAACACAGGTGCTATAGTATCACTTAATGCCATTGGTAAACAGGATACATATCTTTTAGAAGATGATCCTATTCATTCACTCTTTAAGTATGAACCAAAAAGACATGCAAATTTTACAAAGTTTCATAAAAATTTAAATGTTACCAAACCAGGTAATTCGTCGCCATCGTGGCCATTTAGCGAAACTGTAAAAGTTACATATAATCCACGAAACATGGGAGATCTTTTAGCAAACATGTACATATCTTTTGAATTACCCGCTCTAGGTTCCGATAGTTATTATGCGGATCAAATTGGGAGACATATTTTTAAATCGGTAACCATGCGTGTCGATGAAACAGTAGTAGAAAAATATCATGGTGATTGGGGAATTATATATGATGAACTATACCTCGACGAATCCGAAAAAAGAACGAAGAGGTACACATTAAATAGAAATAATGCAGAAGATACATCTTTATTACCTGGTAATCAAATATTAGCACAGGCTAAATCTCGTGTTTACATTCCTATACCTTTACTCTTTTCGCGTAAGTATGAAAGTGATGAATACGAAACAAATACACCAAATCGTCCTTACTTTCCAACGTGTGCTATACACAAACAAAAACTTCAGTTTGAATTTGAGTTTCACAAACAAGCTTTTTTTACAAATGAAACAGGTACACTTACAATAAATGAATTTAATATTGTAACTGAAGAAATAACACTCGAACCATCTGAAGTGAATTATATAAAAAATAAAAGACACGTTTTGGTCACGGATATAGTTAAAAAACACCCAACTTTAGATATTACACCAGGAACAACAAATGCAAAACTTGAACTTGTTCCAAATATTCCCGTAAAAACACTAAATTGGTTTTTTAGACAAAAATCTTTTGAAAATGAAGAAATATACGAAGGTGGTACAACTTTAACAACGAATGTGTTTGCAAACAGGTATAATTTTTCGTCGAGTGATGCATATTCCATATCAAATGAATTTTATAATGCACCCATGATAAACGCTAAAATATTCGTAAACGGCGAAGATATACCAAATATCCAAGATAGTGATCACAAATATTTTAAATATGTCGTACCATTTACAAGTCGATTATCGAGACCATTTAGAAGTATTTATACGTATGCATTCTCGATGAATCCGATTAATGTGGAACCATCGGGGATGTTGGATTTTAGTCAGTTACAATCTAACCGTACGGTTTTAGATGTTACTATGAAAGAAGGTCTCACGTCCGATTATACATTACATTTGTATTATGTCGGATATCAAACATTTGTTTTTGAAAATGGTGTCATGTCGCTTGTTTAGAAAATAGCGAATTTTTATTATCACGTATATATTCAATTATATTATTTTTTATACACCATCTAATAAAATTTAACTGTGCTACTGTTGTATGTATTTCATTGTCTGTACCCGGAATAGTATATGATATTTTAGTCGATCTACAAAATGGGTCGAATAGTTTTTTACTGTATCCATCTAAACTTGATTTATATGCACAGTGTACACTAAATATTTTACCGTCATTTGTTTTATATGATAAATTGTTTTTCTTTGAGTAGTTGGTAATAAACCATTCAAGATTTCTCAAAGAAATACCCCCGGACTTATTTAAAATTTCTAAAAGTGTAGCTCTATTCTCGGGAATGTTGTAAAATGTATCAATTGATGTTAGTAGAATAGCTGATTTATTCATTATTACATAAATCCACGCAAATCTCTAAACTCCTTTTTAGATACTTCACATGCCGGACACCCAGCTTTGAATATACATTCGAGTAAACTATGTGTATGACGTATCCCCATGTTATTTTTCGAAATCATTTCTATAGGTCCCTTAAGTTGTGGCTGATCTATATGACTTCCACACATACCATTTAATCTAGCTCTGGCTACACATGGATTACCATCCTTCTTAAACCCTTTACAAAAATTTAATGGGTTTGGTATATCTGCGAGTAATAATTTTAAATTTATTGAATATTTAACTGATATTTTTTGCATTTCCCTAACCATGCGCTTATACACTTCAGTTTCTACTTCTTCATCAAAAAGAGTTTGTAACTTCCTCGAAGACATATATTATTTACGCAATTATTTTTTAAGCGTTTTGAACATATCACTAATTTTTTTCTGACCTTCATCTTCTACCTTCTTCTTTGGTCTTCGTTTTGGTTTTACACGTGTTAAGAGTTCACCAAATATTTCTTCTTTTGGGTCTTCGAAAAGTGGTTCAATTAAATCACACACGGGGTTCAGAAACTTGTTTATAAAATAATAATTATAATCCACTTTTAGATTGTGTTCCTTTGCATACTTGGGATCTTCAGCTTTTTCGTACGCCTTTGCTTTTGGATCACCCGTATCGAGGAGAATATACGGTACACGATCACCGGATTGGGGTTCCGAACCAGGTTGTCTTTCGCGCATTTTATTACGAACTTGAACGTGTGATAAATTTTGTGATTTGTATGAGTCCGATAAACCTTGACTTAATATAAGTTTCTCATTTGGTACATCACCTTCGATAAGTTCTATAGCCCTTTGTAAAGCGAGTGCCTTTGGTGGTCCCGTATCACTACTTTCTAAAACAACATCGAGAAGTTCTTTACAGACTTCACGCATGTGTGGTGTATTATCTCTTCTTACCAATTGTAATCCCTTAACATCTATATAATCCATGTGCATGTTACCATCTTTACCTTTCGTCCATAGTTTAGCGGCATACCTCTTTTTCGAATACAAAAAGTATGGACAATACACTTTCTCGAGTTCGAGATTATTCGGTGCTTTAAAAAGTTTGGTGCATTCTTCCGCGGCACGTTCACCTATTTCCCAACTGTATTCAATTGCTTCTTTTCCTGTCCGGTTTCCCACATCAAATTCAACCATGACAGAATCCGTGTCACCGTACCTTACCTTTGCACCCGGAAAATTCTTTTCAACATACGCTTTTGTTTCATCAATCATGCTCCGACCTTTTAGAGTTACCGTTGAGGCAATTTGTACACAAGGTAACATACCTTTTGATGCACCCGTAAAACCGTACACGGAGTTCATAGACACTTTATACGCCAATTGTTTACCATTATACATCTCTTTTAGTGCACCGGATGATTGTGCCATATCTTTTTTAGCTTGTTTTCTGAACTGTTTTAATTCTAAAAGAATACTTGGTAAAAGACTTGGAACATCTTGTGCAAACTTATAAAACCCAAACGTTTCGTATGTTATACCAGGTATATTTTCATATTTTGAATCCATAACCATCGATGAATAACATAAATTATGTGCCATCATAATTGATGGATATAGACCTTCGAAATCTAGTGCTGTTATTGGTGTATAATAGGCACCCTTCTGTGCGTCTAGAACGGTCGCACCTTCGTATCCTTCCGCAGAATATTGTCCCCATGATATAGTTGGAACCATAAACCCCATTTCACGAGCCTTTTTTGTTAACAAACTAAACACTTTGATTTGTTGTCCTCTTTCTACTAAATAACAGAGGGGAACCCACGTCG